AGAAAGGATCATATTATGGAAACACAAGTAGCTACAATTAGTACAGATAACTATGATGTTATGGCAAATGTTATGGGTATGGGAAAACAATCATCGACAAATAGTTCGCTCAGTATTCCTAGAATGAAGATTATCCATAAGCCTATTATGGATATGGTGGAGACTAAGGGTAAGAAGAGGCAGATGGAGGTCGTTCCGGCTGGTACATTTGCCATAACCGGCAATGATGGAGAGGTTAACTATTGTGAGGGTGTTAAGTTTAGACCCTTTCTTCAAAGGTTTCGCTATACACGTTGGGTTCCTTATACTACGCTAGATCAGTATGGAAAGAAGGGAAAGTTTATTCGATCCGTATTTGTCACACAAGATAATTTTAATAACTCTGACCATATGGACGATGACGGTAGTTTTAATTGTGGTCGCCCTTCAGGGTATATTAAAGATTGGAAAGCGTTGCCTGAATCTACTCGCCGTTTAATATCTTCCGTAAAACGAGTGCGCGCCCTATTTGGTATTGCCTCTTCAGATGAAACTACGAATGAAAAAGGAGAAACTTTAAACACGCCTATTGAAGCTCCTGTCATTTGGGAGATAGGCAATAAGGATGCCTTTAAGGGCATGGGAGAGGCTATTGGAAAGTATTTTTCATCAAAGCGACTTTTGCCTGAACACGAAATAACTATAACTACAAAAGGAGCACCTATGGCTAACGGTAATATGTTGTATAGCCCTATTCCTGTAGTTGATTTGTCAACTAAGATTGATATTAACGAGACTGACCAAGAAACCTTTGGTAATTTTATATCTTGGGTCGAGGCTCAAAATACTTATATTGTAAATAAGTACAAGGAAAAAAACAGTGTAGATTCTTTTTCTCAAGACGAAAACAATCTTATTGAGGAGTTTGTTAACGTAGCAGAGGACGTTTAATATGGAACATCCTGTTGAATTACTTGTCCATAACTATTTTACAAAAGTTCTTAATGGTTCTGCTGGCATGTCTGAAAAGACAAAAAATAAAGTAATGAAACATGTAGAGCAATCTATAGATAAACAGTTTGGTGATAAAAACAACAGGAAGTTTCGTTTACGAGCAAGCAATATCGGGAGGGCTACTTGCCAACTTTGGTTTATGAAAAATAAGCCTGAGAAGGCAGTACCTCCCGGTACTAACTTTCTGTTAAGAATGTTAATTGGGGATATAACTGAAGCTGTATTCAAAGGAGTGTTAACTGAAGCAGGAGTTAACTATGGTGAACCAGAAAAGGTTCAAGTAGAAGTAGCAGGAGAAACAATTAGTGGAGAGTATGACCTTATTGTAGATGGTAAAGTTGACGACATAAAATCTGCTAGCCCTTGGAGCTATAGAAATAAATGGATAGGAGGGGAAAATATAGCAAAGCATGATAGTTTTGGTTACATAGGACAGCTTGCTATCTATGCTAAAGGTAAGGGAGTAGAAGCGGGTGGATGGTGGGTTATTAACCATTCATCAGGAGAATTTAAGTATGTAAAGTACGATAATGATGTAGATAAAGTTCTTAAATCTTTAGAAAAAACTGTTAATACATTAAAGGAAAATAAATTCCATCGTTGTTATGAACCAGTGAAAGAAACATACAGAAAAGTTCCTAGTGGAAGGTATATTCTAGGTACTGAATGTAAGTTTTGTGATTTTAGATTTGCTTGTTGGGGAGATGCACTATCAGAACAAGGGTCTAAAGTTAGTAAAGCAAAAGAAAAACCCATTGTACAATACATAGATAAAGGAGTAGTAATATGATAGAAATAAATATTACAGATGCAATGAGAAAGTCATCCCATAAAAAAGCAAAAGAGATGGGGGTATTATATAAGAGCATTACTCATGGAAAGGGAAATGTTTTTGGGTTTTTAGGGGAAGAGATTGTTAGGAAGGTATTAGGGGGAGAGGAACACAACACACGAGATTATGATTTAGTAGTAAATAATAAAACTATTGATGTTAAGACAAAGAAAACATCTGTTACCCCAAAAACAAATTACGAATGTAGTGTAGCAGATGTCACAAGAAAACAAAATTGTGATTACTTTGCATTTGTACGTGTATTAAATGATCAATCTGTAGGGTGGTTTCTTGGTTTAAAAGAACGAGATGAATATTTTAATGAAGCTGTTTACCTTACAAAAGGAGAACACGATCCAAGTAATAATTATTTTGTGAAGGCAGATTGTTATAATCTCCCAATATCTTCTCTTAATTTAAATGTAAGTGGCATAACGGACAATGATTCGAAGATCAAAGTACAATAAAAAGGGATATATAAAAGCTAGAAAGAATGGGTTTCGTTCTGGTTTAGAGGAAAAAGTAGCAAAGCAAATACAAAAAGCTAACCATAAACTACGGTATGAAGTAGTAAAAATTAAATGGATTGATTTTGCTATTCGTTCTTATACCCCAGACTTTGTTCTTGATAACGGTATTATAATAGAAGTAAAAGGGTTTTGGTCCGTAGAAGATAGAAATAAACACGCGAAAGTTAGACAACAACATACAAACTTAGACATCAGAATTATATTTGAAAATAGTAAACGTAAAATTAGGAAGGGTTCTAAAACTTCTTATGGAATGTGGTGTGATAAAAATAATATTCTATATTATGATAGAGTAATCCCTCCTTCTTGGATGAAGGAAGAATTGCTTTTTATGCCACCAAAACTTATAGTTGTTGATGAGAGTATGTTACAAGGAGTATAATATGGGCATGACATTTAACCAAATAAGAGTAAATGATTTTGTGATTGTGTTAACTCCTGTTATGAAACAAGAAGATACAAATAAAAATATTGTATGGACAGGAGAAGTAAAGGTAAAATTACTTACAGACTTAACAAAAAACACACTTGATGAAAGCACATTTGAAAATTTAACTAAGATATCAAACTTAATGGCTGCATCTATACCTGCAATGCATGAAAACAAAATTGTAAGGCATATTATAGAATTTTATTTAGCTAATAATATTCTTGACTTAGAGCACATGAACATAATAGAACATGAAGAACTAGATGATAATAATGTAATAAAGTTAACCTTTAATAGTGACACAGAAGGAAATGCATAATGCCAAGTAATAAATTTATAAAACAAATGGAAAAAGATGTAGTTAATAGCCCTGAACACTATAACAAGCATGGTATAGAATGTATACAAGCTATTAGGGCTACACTAACCGATGAAGAATTTCGTGGCTATTGTAAGGGAAATGTGTTAAAGTATACTTGGAGAGAAGCTTATAAAAACAAAGATGAGGATTTACAAAAAGCACGATGGTATTTAAACAGACTATTGAATGAATTAGGTAGCGGACCATGAAAGCTAGAGCTAATATATTTTTAGAAATTAATCCTGAAGAATTTTTTATGCCCGTTGATGGTAATCCTACAGAGGAACTAACCGATATGTTATATGAATTATTAGAAAATTTAGATGGAACTAGTGTTTTAAATCTAAAAGTTAAGTGTACTGGAGTACCAAAATATGAAATATATGAATGATTATCAGAGGTTTATTGCTATTTCAAGATATGCACGTTGGATTGAGGAAAAAAACAGGAGAGAAACGTGGGAAGAAACCGTATCAAGACTAGTAGACTATTTTTCTTACCACGTAGCTTCTAACTTAGAAGTTAAAATTGAAGATGAACTATGGAAAAAGTTAAAAAATAACATTACGTATTTAAATATTATGCCTAGTATGCGTTCTATGATGACTGCTGGCCCTGCCTTGTCACGAGAAAATATAGCTGGTTATAATTGTTCTTATATACCTATAGACAACCCTAAAGCATTTGATGAGGTCTTGTATATACTTATGAATGGTACGGGTGTAGGTTTTTCTGTAGAGAGACAATATATAAACAGTTTACCTACTGTACCAGACAGGGAGTTTGAATATACAGAAGACGTAATTTGTGTAGCTGATTCAAAAGAAGGATGGGCAAGAGCTTTCAGGGACTTAGTTTCTTATTTATATACATGTCGGGTTCCTAAGATAAATATAAGTAAGGTTCGTGCTGCAGGGGTTAGACTAAAAACCTTTGGTGGTAGGGCTTCAGGACCACAGCCACTAGTAGACCTTTTTGATTTTACAGTTACAAAATTTAAAGAAGCACGAGGAAGAAAACTAAACTCATTGGAATGCCATGATATTGTGTGCAAGACAGGAGAGGTTGTGGTAGTAGGGGGAGTTAGGAGATCCGCCCTTATATCTTTATCTAATTTATCAGACTATCGTATGAGAGAAGCTAAGACTGGACAATGGTGGGAAACAAATCCAGAAAGAGCATTAGCTAATAACTCTGCTGTATATACGGATATGCCCGATACAGGAACATTTATGAACGAGTGGTTGTCTTTGTACCAAAGTAAGTCTGGTGAACGGGGTATATTTAATCGTCAATCTGCACAGAAAAAAGCGGAACAAAATAAAAGAAGAGAATCTTATATAGATTTTGGTACGAACCCTTGTTCAGAAATTATATTGCGACCTAATCAATTTTGCAATCTTACTGAGGTTGTGTGTAGAAGTAGTGACACAAAAACAATTCTTAAAAATAAAATAGAGATGGCTACTATTTTAGGAACTATACAGGCTACTTTTACAAACTTTGGGTATCTACGTAAGCGTTGGCAGAATAATACAGAGGAAGAACGCTTGCTAGGTGTATCATTAACAGGTGTAATGGATTGCTCAGTACTTAATAACACCACAAGTAGTTTACCTATGACATTAGAGTATCTACGTTCTGTAGCTATAGAAACAAATAAACAATGGGCTTCCAAGTTAAATATACCACAATCTACAGCTATTACATGT